GGCCAACCTTGCACCTCCAGCCAGCGCCGCTGTCTATCGCAAGATGGAAGGCGTCAAGATCGACAACGGCGAATGGATCGGCGTCTGCATCCCCTACAGCCTGCCAGACGCCTTCGACGGCATCAGCGGCAAGGATGCCAAGGCCGTGCAGCGCCTCGTTGCAGACGCTCACACAGACGGCGAGCCGCTGCGTGAAAGTTCACAGTCTCCAAAATGGGTAGGCGTGCCTGTCGCCGATCTTCTTGGCATCGACATCACAGAGAAGAAAGGACGGGCCAAGGTCTCGTCAATTATCAAGACATGGATGCGGACAAATGTGCTGGCCACCGAGAAGGTATTTGACAAAAAGAAGGGCCGCGAGACTAGCGTCATCATCGTCGGAGAGTGGATCAATGGCGATGAAATTTGACATATTCAATCTTCCCCACCTAGCACTTTTCAGGTGGGGAAAGGTGGGGAAAGGTGGGGAAAAACACCCTCCCCACCCCACCCATCCCCCTTTAGGGGGTGGTGGTGGTGGGGTGATGCAAGGAGACTGCCTCTAAGTGGGGTGGGTAGTGGGGAAACCAAAGGAGCAATACGATGGCACAAAGACCGACACGCCAAAAAAAAGATGACCGCATCCTGCACAAAGGAGCGACGGCAAATGAGATCAAAGCGGACCTATCGCTGGCACCATTCGACGCGGCTGTGCGCGCGATGGACAAACGCTGGGGCGTGGACCGCCTGCCCGAGCTTGTCTCAACCGAGAGCGCCGCGAAGTGGGGCAAGGCGATGGCTGGCCTGAACGGCGCCATCGACGCACAAGATCCCGACAAGGTAAAGTTCTGGGTTGAGATCTGCTTGCGCGGGCTGACCGCAATGGACGCAGAAGCCGTCAGCCTCGGTCGGCCCGTTTCCGATCCGATGATCTGGGAACACGAATACGAAGGCACCGTCTACGGCATCATCGAGGATGGCAGGGAATGGCCGGCAGCTTACGCCAAGCGGCCCGGCATCGCGATCCACACCATGAGAGAAGTTGCTGTCGCCCTGCACGAACACCGCAACGGGCTGGTGAACGCGGCCAAGCTGGCTTTCCCCGGTGCCGAGGTGAAGGCGATCAGACGCGCGCCGCAGGATCTGGAAGACGAAATTGATTTCGGGGATGTCATCGAATGAGCAGCACCATCTATATCACCGGCGAGACGAAGCCAGATGCCCTCTACCACGCGCTGGCCGAGGCGCAGAAGGGCGACCGCATCGTCTACCACATCGGCCAGTTCTGCGGCGGCCTGCATCGCCACGCGGCTGCCAGAGCGGAGACCGACAAGCTGGTCTTCCTCTTCTGCAAGCGCGAGGGCGTCGGACAGTTTGCATATTTGGCGGTGAAGCGTTAGAATGCGCCGAGCGACCGGGCAGCATCGCCCGAGATGAGGTGAGCAATATGCCAGCAGGCAGGCCGACAAATGGCGTCATTTATGGCTTGGTGGACCGAGACGGAAAAGTTTTTTACGTTGGTCAAACCAAAAACCTAAAAAAACGCATTTCATCTTATAAATCTGGCAGGTTCCACCAGAACGGCGGATTGGCCGATATGATTTCTATGCACGGCGTCAATCCAGTAGTTTTGAGAGATGACCCAGACAATCTTACTGAAGCTGAATTTGAGGAAATCTCAGCAAGATCTGGATTGGTAAACCTTATACTCACCAAGGACGAGGCGTTGCGGTATGCAAAAAGCACAAAGCCTTGGGCAGTTTCTGGTTTGCAGTTGCCGTCAACAATATACATGCGTCACATGCGCAATGCCTTCGGACAATCGTGCGAGTGGTTGAAGCGTCATATCGTAACCTTGTCGCAGGAAGACAGGCTCTCGCTTGAGAAGAGGTTTTCTGATACTTTCGCAGCAAGCGCCATCGGCAGACAGTGCAAGGAATGGAGGGACGCGATAGATGCCCGCTCCTAAGAACAACAACTTCAACGTCAAGTGGAAGACACCGGAAGATCGCAAAGCGGCGTGCGAGGCTGTTTGCTCACATTTGGCAGAAGGCTTCTCAAAAGCAAGTTTTCCGCTCGCTGACTGGGACACAGTTGAGCGATACATGGCTGAGTTCCCCGAAGACTTCCCCTCCGAAAAGCTGGCAGAGGCTTTGCGCCTGCAAAAACTTGAGTGGGAGCGCCTTGGCTTGAAGGGCGTAAAGGGAGAAATCGACGGCTTCAACGCAACCGCATGGATCTTCAACATGAAGAACCGATTTCGCGCCGATTGGAACGACACGCTGAAGAGCGAACACAGCGGCCCAGACGGCGGCGCCATCCCGGTCGAAATCAAGCGAACCATCATCGATCCGAAGGGCTAAGGCATGGCGATTTTCGATCTTCCATCAGACGCGCGGCCAGGCAGCGACACGCCTGTAGGCCAGGATGAACTCGGGCGCATGGTCTATCGGACTGCGTCTGGTCGGCAGTACGCGATGCCTGAGAGACCGAAGCCCGTGATGATGCCGCGCGGCCCGATGCAGGGACCGCAGGCTTACGCATCGCCGCAGCGCATGGCCGAGATGAGCGCATACGCATCGGATCTGCGCGGCATGCAGGGTTCGTACAGCCCGCAGGATCTATCTGCGGCTGGGTACAGCCCGATGGAAGTTGCAGCGTTCTCGACCGCTGGCCAGCCTGCCATGCCGTTCTCGCAGCAGATGGATCGGGATCGGCAGCGTGCGCCGGCAGACGTGCTGCAAGCGCCAGACTACACCATGCGCCAAGAAGCTACCTACAGGCTGCAAGACGCGCTGATGCAGCAAGGCGGCATGGATGCATATGAAGCCGGGAAGTATGCCCGCCGTGTGATGGGTGACCCCAACGCGCAGGGGATCTTGGAAAGCATGGGGCTGATCGACATCGCCTCGATGCTTGGCGGCAGCGCATCTTTAGCTGCAAAGGGAATTGGCATGGCTGGCCGTGCAATCGCTGCTGCGCCTGCTGCGCTCTCGGGCGTGTTCAACGTCGAAGAGGGGAGCAGAGCAGCGTCGCGAGGCTATCAGCAAGGTGACCCTCTGACGACCGCTCTTGGCGCCGTGCAGGCAGCCGCTGGCATGGCCGAGATGTTCCCGGCTGGAAAGATGATTGCAGAGGGCATCGCCAGGAACGTATCACGCATGGACCCCAACACGCTGTTCAGCGTCTTCGGGCCGCCGATCCCGCCGCAGCCTGTCCGCGCGCCTGAAACGGGCGCAGGTGCTGGCCGCCCGCCGTTGACCTTTGATGAGGTTGATCGCGCCATGCAGGAGGCACCAGCCGCGCCCATCACACCGGCAATGGCACCAGAACCTACAGCAGCGCCGCCGGTGACGATGGAGAGCGCAGCCCTGCCGCCGCCTCCGACATCGCCCAATGCACTGCCAGCGCCGCCGCCTGCGTTGCTACGCCAAGCCCCGGCACAACCTGCGCCGCAGGTGGCTGCGCCTGTCGTGGCAAACCTGGTCAGCAAGCCTGAAAGGGCGATCATCAAGGCGTCTGTGCCAAAAGCCAAGCTGGCCCCTGTTCAAGAGCAGGTCGCTGGGCAGAAGGCCTCTTATCCGGCGGCGGATGGATGGGCCAATGTCATGGAGGTGTCAAAGATCGATCCCAAAAAGGATGGCTTTGAGGTTACCTATAAAGAGGTTCCCTACAGCTTCGACAGGCCGCCTATGGGCGTGTCTCCAGAAGATTGGCAGCGCACGATGGCCTCGCGTCAGGTCAACGAGATTAAGCTGCTTGCTGATCGCGTGAAGGCTGGAGATCCGGCAGCCATCGCCATCGTCAATGAGGCGAACTGGTACAGAGCAATGCGCAGCAGTCTGCGCAAAGAATTCGGTGGCATGGGCGACGTTTTCGCTGATGTTCTCGGCGCAACGTCGGCCCAAACAGGCGTCGAGATGAACTGGAACAATGCCATTGAAGTCATGCGCCGCTTTGCGCGCGGGGAATATGACGAAGAACTCCGCATGTACGATGAGATGCTGAAGAAGGGCAAAGTAAACCCAACCGCGCTCCAGCAGATGCACAAAGATCCTGACAATCCGTTCCGGCTCATTACGAACGCGGCAGGATCTCTTTTCAATGCCAACAGCCCGGCGGCGACCAAAGCACTATTTGACATGTTCCGCGTTGCTACTGGGGCGCCCAAGACGCCAAACTTTACCGGCAACCTGATTGGATACACCAACGCCGCCACCATCGACGTTTGGGCAGCGCGCCATCTGCGCAGGCTTGCGGGCCTGGATCGTTTGCCTCCCCCGGTCGAAAAAGGTGTCGTTGGCGATCACCTGAAGGGTTCTACGCTAGAAAAGCCGAAGATTGGCGGCGAGTTTGGCTTTGGTCAAAGGGTCATGGCTGATGCTGCCGATCAGATCAACAAGCAGGGCATCATCCGATCTGTCGCGCCTAACCTTCAGGACATGAACCCTGACGACCTCCAGGCCGTTGCATGGTTCATTGAGAAGGAAAAGTGGACCAACAACGGATGGACGAACAAAGCCGGCGAAGGCGGTTCGTTTGAATTTGAATCGTCCCTTGCCGGTGCGCCAGATCCAGCGGCAGTTAAGGAACTGCGCCGCGCAACGACCGCCAGCTTCAAGGCTCCGAATAAGCGGGTGAAGGAGACCGAAGCCGAGTACGCAGCAAGAGTTGAAGAGGCGAGAGCGGCACACAGTGCTGGCGTCGTCTCGGCCCAAAAGCAACTGGACGAGATGAAAGCCCCGTTGGCCCGGTATGTTCTCGGCATCAGCGTTGAGCGCCCTGGCATGCGGCCCACCAACGTGCAGCAGGCCGACATCGCAGCGCGCCTGGGTGAGCCTGCCAAGGCAGATCCAAGCGTCGTGACGTACCAGATCAACAACACCTATGGCCGCTTCATGCAGTCAGATGAGCGCGCGTTCAACGCTGAGTTCGTGGTCAGAAAGAACTTCGACCCTGCTGGCGTGACGCGGCGCATGGTTGAGGTCGCCAAAGAGGCTGATCAAGACGCTGCGTTTATTTCCAAGGTGATGCCGCAGCGCACGGCAGAAAGCCGACCGGGCGTTGAGATCTATTTCCGAAATCGGCAAGATCCAGACTTCGCGCGCCGCCTGTCCGACAGGCTGACGCAGTACGGTGTCGATGGGTTCACCTTTGTCACCGACAGCCGCGTGATGGAT